CTGCAGGGTGTAGGCGAACCAGTCTTTGTATGGCTTGAACACGGTCGCGCGAGCGCGCAGGGCCTTGGCCGTAGCCTTCAAGCCGAACGCGAGGTGATAGTCGTTCCAGTCGGTCGGGCCTTTCTTGTCGGCCTTGAACTTGGCGATCGCCTCGGCGCCGAGCTCGTCGAAGTTGGGCACCAGGGCCGGCGAGTTGCAGTCGCGCGCGAGCTCGAGGGCGGCCAGCATGCCGGCGTTACCGGCGACCGGCTTCCATTGGTCGTTATCGACCGCGTTGCGGATCTGCAGATTCGGGCAGCGCTTGGCGTAGGCCGTGACGACCTTTTTCAGGTTGTCGACGTTGAACGTCACGATCACCGCGACGTTATTGCCGGCCTCGTGCTCGGCAAGCCAGACGCTGGCGCCGGTGGCGAAACCCTCGGCGGCATACACCAGGTCGGCCGACTCGAGGTCGCCGATGATGCAGTGAGCGCCGTCCATCTTCACGCCGGTGCCCTGGAGTTTCTTGTCGGCGTAGAGGCGTTGCAGGCCGAGGAACAGGCCGTCGATGTTGTACAGCGGAACCGCTGAAAAATAACCGTGACCGTCACGCATACGCTTCATTTGAAAGCGTGACACGACAGCGCTGATGCCCTTGGCGACCAGGTAGGGGGCGGATCCGTCCTCGTCGCCGATCAGCTCGACGAAACCGTCGCGGATCTTGCCGCCGGCTTCGTATTGGTAGGCATGGCGCCCGCCGCAATGCCAGGCCGACTCATAGGCCAGGCGCTCGCCCTGGACCAGGGCCTCGGCCTTGCGGGCCTTCTCCTCGGCGGCCTTGCGGGCGGCCTCGCGCTTGGCGCGCTCGGCTTCCTGCTTTTTCAGCCACTCGTCATGCTTCTTGCTGGTAGTGGTGCCGCCCTGCTCGCGGAAAAGCTCGAGCAGCGCTGAGAAACCCGACCAGCTCGATTTGCCGACGGCCGGATTGTTGTTCGTGAAGTTGACGAAGGGATACTCGAACTCGTCGGCCCGCTTGATCGAGGCCCACGCCATGACTTTGCCCCGGTGGGCCTTGTCAGTGACCGATGCCGCGCCTTTGGGGCGAGTCTTGTGGCCATCCCAAGTGATGTCGCGTTGCAGCGCCGACCACTTAATGCCGACGTCCGCCGCAGCCGCCGCGATGTCGTGCTCGAAATAATCGACCAGGGCGTAAGGGTCAGAGCGGAACCGTTCCTCGTAGAACCGGGCCAGTGCGCTCGCGTTGTCATTCCTATTGTGCATTTTGTTCCTTTGCGCAAAAACGCAAAAGCACAAAAGAACATTCGCTGGACGCCCGACCCCCTGGTGCTACACTTGAGCTTCAACGCATACCGTTGGCTACAACTGAGTTACCTGCCCGCAAAACAGATAATTCGCCAAAAGTTGAGCTCTGTTGTTAGCACCCTTTAGGGGGTCGGCAACCATTAGAATGAGGCCCCGGGTTTACCAGACCCGGGGCTTTTTCTTTGGTGCCTTGCAAAGCTATTTACTGCGGGTCCGCCGCAGTCTACGTCATTTTTTCAGAATCCCGAAATCTTGACCTTTCCGTTTATCGAATGACCCCCTTTTCGATGATCATCCGCATGCCTGTCACTACCCCGACAACCTGGAAATTCCCGTCGATCGAAACCATCGGGAATTGAGGATTTAACGGTCGAAGGTACCGCTGCGCTCCGTCCTGAATCAACCTTTTAAAAGTCAGCTCCTCGCCCTTGTGTGTGTAGCCGACGACCAGGTCGTTCGCCTCGGCCACGCGCCGAGGGTTCACGAAGATGGTCGACCCGGCTGGAAACGCCAGGCCGCTGGGTGAATGCATGGTGTCATCAGGCACGACCAGGGCGAACATGCCGGGCGTTGCATTCTCCGGCGGTAAAACCCACGGGGTATTCGCTGGAAGCCGCGTAATATCGGGGTTTAGCTTCCATTCTGCCGCCATGTGCCAGGGTACGACGGGCACCCTTTCGGCGTTTTCTTTGGGGCTGCGAACAGCCCCCGGATTGTTCGCTTCCTCGATTAGGGCCTCGACGGTGGTGCCGAGCGCCTTCGCTACGGCATAAGCGGCCATCACGTTCGGCAGGCTCATGCCGTTTTCGGTCGTCGACAGCGTGCTCGTATTGATCGCGTTCCCGGCCGCCTCGCATAGCGCCGCCTGGCTCCATCCGCGCGCCTGCCGCCGAGCCTTTATGGCCGGCCCGATGTGCTGAATATCTTTCATTGGTGGCCCTCTCAGTCCCTTGCATATTTTCCGTTCGGAATCGATAAGGATTCCACTCGGTATCCTGAATTTTAGTTGATCTTTTTATTCGGAATCCCGAAGATGTGCCTATAACGACATCTGACACTTTTCGGGAGAAAAAGTGCTATGCAGGGTAGGACGGAACGGGAAATCGTGCTGCGCCACACGAACCAATGGTTCACACAATCCGAATGGAACGTGGAGCGTTTCGCCCACGAGCTCCTAGCGCCTGCCCTGGTGGCTGCTGGCCTGATCGAGAAGGCCCTCGAGGAGACCGACGGCGACGCGTATCTGAAAGAGCGCAAAGCCTGGGCGACCCGCCTCGGCCGGATCTTCAACGGCACGAGCCCGTTCCCGCTCGAGTGGAAATGGACGTGGATCGGCTGCCTGCCGGCCCGTATCGCTGACGACGTTCGCCGCGAGTGCATCGAGCTCGTCGGCGGGCTCGATATTCGAGTGCCCCGGATCTCTCCCCCGCTCGCCGGCCCTGTCCCTGCCGATCTGGCCGGGGTGCTGCAGGAATTCGGCGCCTTCGTCGCTGCTGCGACGCCTGCCCATGACGGCAATTACTCGCTGCGCGATGACCCGCAGGCGGTCGACCTGATGCTGCGCGAAGGCCTCGACGCCGTTCTGCGCATGGTTAGCGAGCTTATGTCCGTGGCCATGGGCACCGGCCGCAGCCTGCCGGATCTCGATCGCCTGGTTCGCCTGGCGAAGGCGGTGGCCCATGGGTAGGCATGCGACCGTGATCCTGGGGCCTGACGGCAAGCCGCTGGGGCCTGTAGAACGAGCGCGCGAGCTCGCCCGCCGGCGGCAAGAGCGCAAGCGCAATGCCGAGGGCGCGAGCCTGGTGCGCGCGCAGTCCCTCCCCTACAAGTTCGACGTATACCCGGGCACCCGCGACGACCTCGATCTGATTTGCCAGACCGAAGGGTTCGAGCAGTGGGCCGAGTTCATCACCCTGGTCGCCCGGAATGTGGCCGATCAAATTAGGCGTGACTGTCACGATTACAAAGCGCTGACCGCCTTCCCGTCACGAAAAAAGGAGGGCGCCGAATGAGCGTCTCCGCGCTGCTCAAGGTGTACAAGCCCGCCGATGCGGTGAAGTTCCGCATCACGAACGAGCGCCTGTCGGGCGTGAACCGTGTTCGGATCGAGGGCGAGGTTTTCGGGGCTAAGGGGTCGACGGTGAAGCACTTCGGCTCGCCAGCAGAGGCCGACGCGTTCTTTGACGCGATGACCGAGGCAGGCGCCGAGGCCTGGTGGCAATCGCTGTTCGCGAAGGTCAGCGAGGAGTTCGCCGGCCTGCTCGAGCGCGACTTCCTGTACGGCGCTGCAGGATCCTCGCCGAGGGGGCTGTTCAATGCCTGACGCCTGCGATTTTATGACCGACCTGCAGCTCGATATCGGCGCCGCGTTCATGGACGCCCGCGCCTCTCGCCTGGCCATGCCGGCCGACCTGGTGGTGCTCGCGCCGGCTACGCATTGCAGCGGCTGCGGCAAGCCGCTGAGCCTCGACCGCATGCTCGCGATGCCGGGAACCGAGCACTGCGCGCCCTGCAAGGCCTTCGCCGAGCGAAAGGAGGCGCGCCAATGGAGACGCTGAGCCTGTCGAGCCGGCCCGCTCGCTCCTCGGCTGGCCCTGTTTCCGGTGCGGTCTACGTCCTGGACCACACCGAAAGCCCGGCCAAGCCAGCGGCCAAGATCAAGCCGCGCCCCCTTCCCGAGGTGATCGAGCACGACCGCGCGATCATGCGCGACCTCGTCCTCGGCGCCTTCCTGGGCGCGCAGCACTTCCGCGAGGACGACGGCAAGTTCGTCGGCCAGTACACGACCGAAAACACCCGCGAGGCCTTCCCGGCGCACCTCGAGGCGCTGCGCGAGTGCCCCGCCGAGGGTGGTGACCACGTCGGTCGCCTCCCCGCCGCATACGTCGCCAGCCTGGCGAAAGGAACGACCCGCGTGATCGCCAGCGAGACCCGCCCGAAAAAGAAGGCCTCGATTCCCCTAGGCCCGCTCGCCTTCCAGGACGCGCACGTCGTCCGCGCTGTTGCCGGCCTGCCGCCTGAGCTGCAGCACTGGATTCGCTACGCCTACGCCGACTCGAAGGTGTGGGACGACGAAGCGGGCGCGGTGGCGGCGCTGTGGGCGCGCCACGAGCCAACGCTCGGCAAGATCCAGGCGAAGACGCTGCAGAAGGTCAGGAGCCTCGCGCACCTGGCCGTTCAAGACGTCAAGCGGGCCGCGAACTGCGGCAAGGTGCTGCATCAGCCGGCCCGCCTGCAGCAGTTGCTCGGCGTCACCGTGGCCAATTGGGACAAGCATTGGGCCGGGCGCTGGCAGGCGCTGCGCGAGACGCTGCTCGAGCTCGATCGCGAGGCGCTGACCGCGCTTTGCAAGGCCATGCGGGGCTATGGCTTCGTTCTGCTCGATAGGGGGCTGTGATGGCCGCCCTTGCCTGCTCGCAGTGCGGCGCCCTTCCGGAGCGCCGTCTCGACCCGAACAGCGATATGCGGGTCTATGCCTGCACTGGCTGCAAGCATCGCGGCGAGCTGACGACGTCAGAGGCCCGCGCGCTGGCTTCCTGGAATCTGATCAACGACCAGGATCTGCCTCGGCACGGCTGCAAGCCCTCCCCGGCGCCACGCTTCCGCCAGCGGGCCGGCCTGTGGGGTGCGTATTGCTCGTGCGGCTTCGACGATGCGGGTTATCACTCGCTCGAGGGCGCCCGGGCCGGCTGGGCGAGGGCGCTGCGATGAAGCGCCAGGTTCTGCGAATCGATCGCTGCCCGGATCGGCTCATGTGGTACCGCGAGCACGTCGGCTATCTGGTCGACTATCGCGGCCCGGACGGCCCGAACTTCTACCTGTCGCGCGAGGATGCTGGATACACGAACATCGTCCGTCGTACCGACGCCACGCTGCTCGAGCTGGACGACGCAGCCATAAAAGAACAAAAGAACATTTGCACTTTTAGGCATTAGCGAAAAAGTGCAAAAGGGGTATTGCGCAAAAGTCCGGATTAAAGTCTAATAACTGCTCTAATGCGACACATGCAAACCAAAAGCCCGCCCCGTGCGGGCTTTTGCGTTTCTGGTCGAAGCGTCCACGAGCGGCGCACCTCTCCCTGATCCGCTGGCCCTCTCGCTTCCGGATCCCTTCGCCCCGCCCTCGTGCGGGGTTTTTTTATTCCTGGAAGCCTCCCCGATGGCCAACAAACTGCAGCCGCTTGCCGAGCTGGGCGCCGTCGAGGGCGCGAAACTGATTCCGCCCGCGACCGGGTTCATGATCTACGGCGTGACCCTGCAGACCTGGGCGCTGCTGATCCCCGTGCTCTATTACCTGGTGCTGCTGGTCGACCTGGTCGGCCGCCGCTGGGTCGTGCCGCTGATCAAGATGCTGCGCGCGCGCGGCAAGCCTGCCGAGGGCGAAAGCGATGACGCTGGTTAAACGCATCATCGCGGCGGTGACGCTGTCGCTGGCCGCTGCCGGCTTCACCGTGAACGAGACCGGCCTGCCGGCGCCGGTCGAGCGCGCGGCCATCATCGCCGGCCTGATGATCCTCACGCCGGAAATGGAAGGCACGGAATTCGAGGCCTACCCCGACAGCGGCGGCGTCTGGACGATCTGCACCGGGCACACGAAGGGCGTCCGCCCTGGTGACCGCGCAACGCCTGAGCAGTGCGCGGCGTACCTGCAGGGCGACCTCGGCGGCGCCGTCGACTTCGTCATGCGCGCGGCGCCGAAGGCAACGATCTGGCAAAAGATCGCCATGGCCGACTTCGTTTACAACGTCGGCGCCACGGCCTTCGCCCGGTCGACGCTTTACCGCCTGGTGCTCGCCGGTGACTACGTCGCCGCCGCCGAGCAGTTCCGGCGCTGGATGTTCGTCGCCGGCCGTGACTGCCGGCTCGTCGCCAGCAACTGCGGCGGCATCGTTACCCGGCGCGAGCTGCAGCGCTCTCTATTTCTGGTGGGCTTATGAACCGACTTTATGGACTGGCAGGCCTCGCGGTGATCGCGGGCCTGCTGTACGCGCTGGGCTGGATCAATGGCGCGAGCGACGAACAGGCCAAGGCAAGGCAGCTCGAGAACAAGCAACTGCGCGAGGCCTTCGAGCAGGGTCAGGCGCTGGGCGTTGTTCGCGACCGCGTGGTGACGAAGTACGTCGACCGCGTCCAGGTGGTCGAGAAGGTCGGCCGAACCATCATCAAAGAGGTGCCCGTTTATGTCTCTGCCGAAGCCGATCGCGCTTGCACTGTTCCTGCTGGCTTTGTCCGGCT